CGCGGACAGGGGACGGTAGATATTATCGTGACCGGGACAGCAGGAGAGGCAACGCCGGAGCTGCTTGCAAAAGTGCAGGCTGCGGCGGATGGAATCAAAGCCCCTGACGATGATGTACTGGTTAAGAGTGCCATTACAGTAACACAGGACATTATGCTGCAGGTAATCCTCCCGAAATTGGTATCCGATGATGGGATCAAAGACCGGGTGGTCAGTGTGGTGACAAATTACTTTCGGATCAGCCGCGACCGGGAGCTGAATGAATTTATCCAATACAATCTGCTGTATGCAATCAAAAACAGCGTGCCACTCATTAAAAATGTCAAAATCATAGAGCCAGAAGGGGATCTGGTTCTGGAGAAGGATAAGGTCATCATCTGCGGGACGGTTACGGTAAACATAGAGCGGGAGGAATGACGGATGTTTGAGCACTTTGGCGATTATATGTTTTATCTGTTACATGCACCGCTGAGGAAGCTGAAAGCCGGGGAAAACCAGTTGAAGATTTTCTTTTCTGTTGTCGGGGAAGTATTTGACGGCATTCAGGAAGATATTTTCCGACTGCGGGAGCAGAAGATGATTTCCATGGCAGAGCCGATTATGCTGGAAGTAATCGGGCAGGATCGGGATATGTTCAGGTTGCAGGGCGAAAGCATAGAGGCATACCGGAGGCGTCTGCAGATGAAGGCAGTTATCGCTGAAATGGCGGGGACTGCAGAAGGATTGAAGCTGGCGCTGGAAATGATCGGTTATCCGCAGTGTAGTGTGGAACCGCTGTATTTAACCGACCGAAGCCGGTGGGCGGAAATCTACATAGATGTTCCGGTCAGCCATGACATTAACTATGACGCGATCCTGACAGAGACGCTGAAGGTAAAAACGGCGCGGACGCTGCCTCATCTGAGGTTCGCCTATACGATACGGGCAGATGAGAAAGTGATCGCAGTCGGCGGCATCGGGGGAGAACTGAAGGTAAAAGCATATATCTGTAAGAGCCTTTCGGCGTCGGCAACGGACAGCATACTGGCGGCAGGATCCATGCATACGGTGCTGCATGCAAAAGTTCAAGGAGGAACATGATGGAAGGAGCAAGCAAATATTATTCGGTTGTTACGGACACCGGAAATAAGCTGATGGCTGCCGCGCTGGCGGCAGGGGAGAAGCTGACGATCACAGAGATCGCGGTGGGGGACGGGGATGGGGCATATTACCAGCCGGATCCGGAAATGACTGCACTGAAAAATGAACTGTGGCGTGGGAGTATCAATTCATGCGAGATCAGCAGTTCATCGCCCAATATTTTGATCGTGCGCGGGATCATTCCCGGGGAGGTCGGAGGATTTACAATCCGGGAGATGGCGATATTTGCAGAAAGCGGAGAGATGATCGCAGTTGCAAATACACCAAGCACACCAAAAGTGAATATCGTGGACGGCATCATCAATGAGATGAGCCTTGCGATAGAGATCGCCCTGCTGAATGGCAGCGTGATCAATCTGTTAGTGGATCCGCATATCGTGACTGCCACAAAGGCGGACATTGAAATGGTCCGGAATGAAATCAAGATCGCACTGGAGGAGCGGATAAATATTGTGGTGGCACATGAGGATGTCCCTATCAATAAGCGCAAGCCGCATACGTTTTATCTGGTCGTGGGCGGGCAGGGGATTGGCGGAGGCACAGAAATAAAGGCAAGCCCGAATATGGGGCTGAAAGTAATCGAAAGGGGAAACGAAGATGGCACTGAGTAAAGTAAGGGTTCAGTTACTGAACGAGAAAACAGGAGAAGTTATAGAGGAGGTTGATGTCCTCACATCGCCGGATAGCGTATTATTTGCTGACGGGAAGACACTGACGCAGGTTTTGGAAGAGATTGAGACTACACCTGGGGAGAAAGGCGATAAGGGAACATCCCTCCGGACCAGAGGGGCATGGGCACCGAGTACAGCCTATGTCGCAAATCAGCAGTATATTGATATAGTCAGCAAAGATGGGACTGCATATGCATGTAAGGCATCCCATACATCCACGAGCACATGGGATGCAAGCAAATGGATGGTACTGGTTGAACGTGGACCGGCTGGCGCACCGGGGGCAACAACTGCAGACGGCGTGAGCTATGGGAATAAAAGTGTAAAAGAAGTGCTTGATGATCTGCTGTATACGGCAATCCAGCTGACTGCATTTACGAACAATGTTAATACAGTGGAGATGGGAACTACGGTTAATACTGTAAGGCTGGATTGGAATTACAATAAAACGCCCAAAACATTGACTTTAGATAATGCCCAGGTGGATGTGTCCACTAAAACAAAGACGATTGAAGGAGCAGGAATCAAGACAAATAAAACGTATACCTTGAAAGCGATGGACGACCGGAACGCAAGCTCGCAGAAAACGACTGCAATCACGTTTTTAAATGGCATTTACTGGGGCGTGGCAGCGAAGAAAACATCTTTTGACAGTGCATTTGTTTTGACATTGACAAAAGGACTGCAGGGCAGCAAGGCAAAAACCTTCACTGTAAACGCAGGAGCAGGGCAGCATATTTATTATGCAATTCCGACCCGCTACGGGACACCTGCATTTAAAGTGGGCGGGTTTGATGGCGGCTTTAGCAAAGCAGGGACAATCCAGTTCACAAATGCATCCGGTTATACGGAATCTTATGATATTTGGATTTCCGATAATGCAGGACTGGGAAACACAACGGTAAATGTAGCATAAGAGGAGGAAAACGGTAATGGCAATTGAACTGATTTCAAAGATTAAACCCAAAAATAATGGAGATTTTAAGCTGGTCGATGTAGAGGACATTAATTACAACGGGAAAGGCTTAGATGAAGCCATTAAAGGTGGCGAATTCAGGGGAGAAAAGGGCGATCCGGGTGCTCCTGGTGCGAAAGGCGCTGACGGTGAGCCAGGGGCAAAAGGCGAAACGGGCACATCGGTACGCATGAAAGGAGCATGGGCAGCGAAAACAGCCTATGTGAATGATGGTCATTATATTGACGTAGTAACAAGAAACGGCAGTACATATGCATGTAAGACATCCCATACTTCAGGAGACACTTGGGAAGAAAATAAGTGGATGATGCTTGCTCAGAAGGGAGCTCAGGGAGCAAAAGGCGATCCAGGAGCGAAGGGAGAACCCGGAGAAAAAGGTGATCCTGGTGCAAAAGGAGAGCCTGGAACTCCGGGGGCAGATGGAAAAGATGGGGATAATGTGAAGTTCGGAACGGATTATGTAACTGCATCGCAGGTTAAAATTTTCCTGAAAAAGATGTGACGGAGGGGAAAGCCATGGCTAGATATAATGTTGATCTGCAGGACAATGAAGGGAATGCCTATCAGATAATGGCAAATCCTGATTCCGTGGCGGAATTTAGTCCTGCAGTCAACCGCGAAAATATTCGTTCGGGAGAAACGTACCGGGTTATTTTCGGTAAAATCATGAAATATTTTTCAGAGGTGGGAAATGCTGCCTATGTTGGGCTGGCAAATAACTGCACAACGACAATAGCGGGATTTGCGCTGGATGCCCGACAGGGGAAAGAGCTGATGGATCGGATTAATGAACTAAATAGGGATTTGGGCGGCTGCTCTCTGGAGCAGGACGGAGTCGATTTTTACATTGTAGGTGCTGATGCAGTGCGAAAAAAATTGAATGAAACGCCAGAGTATTCGGTTCTTGACTGTGGCGGAGTAGACTTTAAAGAACACGAATTTGGACAATGGCATCACGGATATCATTTTACAAAAGTGTCTGAAATTCCTAATTTTGGATCTATGGTTCATGGAAAAGATTTCTTCATTGAAGTGTACAATGGAGGAACGAACCAATTAAACGCCGGTATCGGTGTTTCCTATGTAAAACATAGCAACTCCGAACTTGTAATGACATCCGTTAATGGTTTAAAAGGTCTTTATGTCAAAGTTTATTATATTAACAACAGGGCAATACCAGCACCGTCTTCTTTTCTTAAATCAATCGATTTCACGATTGCATCTGGAACTGCCACCAAAAATATTTTATTGGCTGATATCCCTGATGCTGGAGAGATTGTTTGCGCTGGTCTTGTATCAAGAGGGTGGGAAGGCTGGAACGCTCTTAACGTGACCTACACAGCAGAATCCGTAACAATCACTTTTAGCACTAGCGGTCATAATGGATCTGCGTTCGGATCAGAGGTTGTACGTGTGTGGTATCGCTAATATTACTTAATCATAAGTTTAAAAACATGTCCGTCTCCTG